TCATCGACTTGCGGACGCACGACGGCCTTTCTTTTTCTTCTGTTCTAAATTAATAACCTGAAAATCTTCAAATTCTGCTTTTCCTGATACAACTTTTTGTAAGGTATCGTACATATTTCGCAATTTTTCTGAATGGAAGAAAAATCCCATTTTAACAGGGTGTCCAATTAAAGCACCGCTATAATCAGTTGTTAGTTTATGCGCATCATATACTTTATTAACAGTGAATATATTGCCGTGAGTAGAACACATAACTAAATAATTTGCCTGTTCTCTAAAAGGTTTTGCCATACGCAAGAATAACTGGGAAGTGCCAATAATAGCTTTACGCTGTTTGCGCTGTTGTGAAATTTCGGTAAAAATATAAGGCGGTATATCTTTAGATTCAAGCGCATTAAAATATGTGTGTATTTCATCTATTAAGTAGATAACACCGTATTTATTATTATTTACTTCAACTAATAAACGGTGAAGATCGTCGTGATTTTTGAAAGTTATAATTTTATTTGGTAAATCACTATTAAACTCTAAATTCGTAATTAAAATTGATTTAGGATAGCGAACCATAAGATTATAAACATGTTTTACGGCTGAAAGCGTTTTACCTGAACCTTGCCAACCACAATAAACCGTTAAACCTGAAGCCCTAAACAATTCTTTATCTTTTGAATCTACATAATTCTGTTTAATAGAATCAAAATGAATTTTCGCTTCTTTCTTAATGAATGATAGATAAGACATTTTAACTCCTTTACTTATCTTTAATACCAAACGCAGGAATTTTATATACCAACCACCAAATAATAGATATCGCAAATTCTATAGGCAACAAAACTGCTGAAAAAGTGAAGATAAAAATTATCAATTCTTTTGAACCTAATAAATATCCAAATAAATAAAGCGGAAATTGAATAGCAGAGAAGACAAATGTTATTGAACTCGCCATTGTTAAAAGGGGAGCAATAAGAGAATCAACACCTGCAAATAAAGTTGAAATAGGTATTAATAAAATTTGAACTATTTTTAATAATAAAACTACAATCATTTTTAACCTTCTTTCTTAAACCATCTGTCCCAAACATAAGCTGAACCCATAACAACAGGTATGATTTGCAAAATTCTATAAACTGCCCACCAGAAAAACGCAAACATAAGTAAATTTCTTGCTAATGTAATATAAATTTTTGGTACTTTACAGATTGAAGTAGTTAATCTCCAACCGTTTGTGTATTTCTGACCACCTGAATTTAATAAATTGTTTAAATGTGGTGTTGTAGCATCCCAATATGAATCCGAACAGTATGAACCATAAGAAAAACCAACACTGTTTAATGGTAAATATGTTGTATTTAAAACTCTTGTTATCTGTTCAAAACTAAACATAGAACGAATATGTCCAAGCTCTTCATTTAAATTGTTATCAGAAGGAACAAATATAAATTTAATCATTTCAGGAATTTTGGAAGGTAAATTATAAAGAAAATCCCAAATATTTTTAACTGATTCTATTAAACCGCTAAATAAGTTTTTAACACCGTTTATAATAGTATCTGAAATACCTAAAACAGCCTTTTGAGTTCGTGCTATGGAATCGATCATTGGCTGAAAAAATGCTTTAATTCCACCTAAAATATCAAAACCACCACTATTATTACCTGAACTGTTAGAACTGTTTGAATTTCCACCAACTGGATCGACTAAAAATCCACCCTCATTTCTGTTCCAGTTGTTAGCCTTTAAAGTTGAACCACCGAGTAAAGTTAAACCGTTTTCGAAATCTTGATCAGTAAAACTTGCAATATCATAATTTTGATTATTATACACAGAATTATAATTATAATAGCTTGTAATAATTTTTTGAGTTCTTCGACTATACTCTAAACTTGCAAAATATCCAGCATTTATTTTAATTTTAAATTTTCCAGCTTCTTGAACCATTGATAAACCACAATCTGGAACTGAAGTTAAAGAATTATCATTATAATAATCTGTTTTATAATCACAAATATAAGCAATTACTCTCAAATTTTCGGAATAGTTATTTTGCGCATAAAAATAATAATGTAAATCAATATATTTTTCATCTTTAATATTTGAACTTGAATAAAAACCACGCCTTATAGTTCTATCGTCTTCTGGCGATATTTTATAACTTTCAATCGCGTGGGCGGTTTTTGTGGAAGTCGTAAAAATACCAAGCGATAACACTGATCCAAATAATAAAAAATAAATTTTCCATTTGTTCATACTCTACCTTTTAGGGCGAACTTTCATATTTTTAATAATATATAATGCTAGAATTGTAAGCATTATGATAATGAGCCAAGTTATATCATCGAATTTTACAAATTTATTGTGCAAAGGGGTGTAATAATATATGTCTTGCATATTTTCTCCTATAGTCTATCTCTAAATAGCACGTTCATTATCATTGAATATATAAGGTGGATTCCTGCCAATACTCCAATGATAGGTAATAGGAAAACAAAACCTTTAGAAAATAGGTCTAGAATAATTGAGATAACTTCATTTGATGACACGTTTTGAACCATTATTTTTACCTTTAATTAAATTAAGCTTAAGTTTAAAATAGAGAAAAAGTGATTATAAAAAACTATTTTTCGATGTTTTTATACTAGATGTGGATTTGTAAAAAATAAAAATGAACCTAATAAAGTGCTAATCACTTTTATTTCAATTTAAGTTATAATTTAAGCTAATTTAATTGTTAAATTTATATTATAGATGAGCAGTTTTGAATCTTACTCGGGATTTTGGGAGAAAGCAGGGGACTAAACTCGTCCGTTCTTTCCACGGTTGATAACCTTTCGCACGATAGTGATACCTACCATACCTACAAGAATAGGTGCTACGAAAGTCAAACCGTTTGAAAATGCGCTTTCAATTCCAGTGATAATTTGAGTGTTCAAATTCTCTGGGAAGTTGATCGTTCCAAAATGTTCAAACATTTTTCATCTCCTTTTTTAAAGTTAATATTGATTTTATTTTTGTTCGCTTTTTGTTTGCGATTTTGGACTAACATTTTAATTTTCACATAAGCTGTTAATCCTCGTTTAAGATGCTATCGATTTTATCAGATTGCGAAATTGATTTTATAGCGTCCATAAGTCCGAATTTATCTTTTTTATCTACAAAATAATCAATTTCTAAACCGTTCTTAAAACGAAGAGTAAGGATCGTAAAGTAATTTCCAGTTTTTTCAGATTTTTGAGTTCGAAGTGCTACACGGGCAACAGCTGAAATAATATTATCTTGATTTAAAATTTTTTCTTGCATAGTTATTTTTTCTCCTTAAAAAAATTATGTTTTCGTATTTACGAAAACATATTAGCATACTCAAAAAAGAAATACAAGATGTGTCGCACAATATATCTTTTACGACATCTTTTATAAAAATAGCGGTTAATTCTTTTTTTCTCATGAATTAACGATTGTGCGAAATGTTTGTCATAAGTTTATATTACTTATATAAACACGGTAGCGCAAAATTCCATCCAATAGATTTTTACAAATAGAAGTGGGAACTAAAATATATCTCCACAAAATAAGAAATTGTTTCCAATTTTTATTTTTCATCACCACAAAATAAAACAAAAATCTTTTCCTAGAAAGTTCCCCTGCCTTATTTTTTGATAATTATTTGACTTTTTTTATTTTTCATATTATAATATATTTTTCCATCATTTCTATTTTAAATTAGTTTAATGAACAAAAAACGAACAAAGCGCTTCTCTTCTTTACTCTATTTATAGTAAGCCCTGCCTTCAATCCTTAAATCTATGTAGTTTGGAGATATTTTATTAGTTCTAAAATATTCAATAGCTTTTTTTAAATTAATAACCTGCCCTTCCGCAGAGTCTACAGTTGACATTCTTGCAAAATAGCTTACATTATTTACAGAAACCTCAACCTGTCGCAAACTAAGAGGAGGAATGCGAATTTTTGAAACATCCAAACCATGTTTACTTGAAGCAGAAACGAGCTTTCCGATGAAACTAAAAAAACTACTACTTGCAACATTCTTACCAGCCGAAATCGTAGCGCTACTATCGTCAATAATGCTTAATGCCGGTTTTTCGAAATTGTTAGCTCTAAAAGAAACACCATCAGAGTCAACAAAATATTCTTCACCGTTGACTAACCATGAGGCGACAGGTTTTCGAAAATCAAGATAGACTTTGTATGAAGTTAGTCCATTAAATTCAATATTTGAAATTGCTAAGACTTCTGGGTTATCTTTCTGAATGTCTTCAAGCAAGGATTTTTTGTTTAAATTTGATAAGATTCGCTCGCTTGGATTTACATTTAAATACTCTTCAATTGCCTTTTCGTATTTGCTAAAATTTTGGTTTTTTGACTGATTTGAAGTTACCGATACTTTAGAAATGAACTGAAATAAAAATACAAAAATTAAAACTATAAAAATAGCTAAAACAGCCAAAAAAGTGCTCAGTTTTCTTCTACGAACAACCAATTTTTGACTTTTCGAACGTTCAGATTGCTCTTTTTTATGGCGAGAAATTGTTTTTCCATAACGAAAATAACCCTTCTCTATCGAGCGTTCCTCTAAAATCTTTTTGCGCATTTCGCGACGGGTTAAATTTTTATCTTCCCTCAT